TAATTATCCCATATATGTATCAAGTTGATGGTAAGATGCATAGATATTATATGGATGTTAATTTTATTATTAATGATAAAGATGGTAATCAAAAAAGATATATTATCGAAATTAAACCATATGACCAAACTATTCCACCTCCATCTCCAAAGAAACAAACACCTAAAGCAATGCAGAGATATAACCTTGCTGTTCTTGCATATCAGAAGAATCAAGATAAGTGGATTGCGGCTGAGGCTTGGGCGAAAAATAATGGATATATATTTAGTATTTGGACTGAAAAAACACTAGGGATATAACCTTATTAATAAGGTGTTTTAACTCGATTTTACGAACATAAAAAAACCCAATGAAAGATTACCTTTCATCGGGTTAATTTAAGTGATGTTAATTAGGGATTAACCTAATTGAACATTCACTTTACCATAGTATGCATCTGCACCTAACATGTTATCAGCGATACCATATCTTGTACTTAACATAACTCTTGGCATAAATGAATTACCATCTAAGATAGTTGGAGAAACTTCTAATGGCACATATGGCATATAAACAATACCTGTGTCAGTTTCTGTGTTACCTTTGTAACCCATTAAGATATCATCAGATGTTCTGATAATGTCTGTAAATACTTTGAATCTACCTTCAATTGTACCAGCTAAACCAATGTTAGTTGGGTCAACATAAGTTGAAGTTGTTGGTGCAAAGTTGAAAGATTTAAGAGTTTGAAGAATAGTTAATACATTAGGATTAACAATCATCCAGTTTGCAGCTCCTCTTCTAGTTCTTACAGCGATTTGATTAGAAACTTCAAGTACTTTTGAGTACATTGCTTGATATTTCTCAGCCATTGTATTCGTACCAGAAACATTTAAGTAATCATAGTTTGCTGTATAACCAACTTTACCTTCGATTGCATTTAATAATTCTCTATCAATGTCATTTGCGATAGTTTGAGCTAAAGCAGTAATCATTTCTTTTTCAATATTGATACCTAAAGACGCTTGAGCATCTTGTGCAGCTTCTAAAGACCATTGTGCAGCTAGTTTTCTTGTTTTAGCAGTTACAGTAGTTTGAGTAAACTTTAAAGTAGTTTCTTTGAATTGATTAAAATCAGAAGTGTTACCTACTGGATTTAAACTCATTCTTTCACCATCAGTTGTTTTATCATAACCTACAGCAGTTGTGTCTAAAGCAGTTTCTCTTTTAGTAGCATACTGATTAACACCAGCTACATAAGAAACTTCAGAACCAGCTGGGTAAGTTACACTGTTACCATCAACAGTTGCTACTGGAGCATCTGGGTCATTAGAAATTAATGCATTATATCTAGCAGCTTCTGCAGATGCAGTAGTACCATCACCTAAATCAATTACTGAATCAGATGCATAAACATATTTTAGAGACATACAGATACCTGTTCTCTCTTTAAGTGGTTGAACACCTACTAATTGGTCTGCAACAACATTAGTCATTACTCTTCTTGCCAAAGGCATGATTAATTTTGGAACCGATTTGATTGCTCCACTAAAAGTAGCTTCATTTAATTGTTCAGCGTATTTTGCTTGATTCTCTAAGATTACTCTCATTGAATCTTTTTTATGCTCAGCTACACCTTCTAATAATGATTCTACTAGCATTTTTGGTTGTACGTTTGCCATTTTGTTATCTCCTTAAAAAGAACTTCTGTTTTTTATTATTTCATTTTTATTTATACTATAAAAATGATTTTTATTGTTTTTTAAAAGAAAATAACCTTATTTTAATAAGATTATTCTCTAATGCCTCAAATTTACTATCTAATACCAGCTAAATCCATAAGATTTGCTAACTCATCAGATGGTTTTGTTGTTGTATCGCCAGAACTGATAACTGTTTGAACAGATTCAGTAATCACTTCTTCTTTCGAATCAGTTGTAACTTCTTTTTCTACTGCTGCAGTAATCTCTTTCTTAGAAAAACCAGCATTAAAAGTATCAACTACTGATTCCATTAAGCTATCAATTTCAGTTTCTAATTTATCAGATTCAATATTTTCTGCTAATCTAGTTAATGCTTCTTTTTTATCAGATGATAAAATTGATGCTTTAGATTCAACAATAACTTTCTTCTTTAAATCTTCAACTTCAGTTTGAGATTCTTCTAATCTTGAATGTTCTTTCTTTAACATATCTTTATATTGTTCAACTTTTGCTTCAGCTTCTTTTTTCATTTCTAAAATTTCTTCTGCAACTTCTGAATCAACATCCCAATGTTGCTTAACTAAACCTTTAATAGATTCTAATAAGTCTCTACCTTGAGTTTCTTTCATCATATCAGTATAATCTGATTTGATTTCAGCTAATTCTTGTTCTAAAAAGATTTCTGTTGATGTAACTAAGTTAGACTTAACTTCATTAACTCTTTCGTCAGCTTCTGCTAACATTCTTTCTTCAGTTTCCGCAACTGCTTCAGCAATTAAATCAGTTGACTCAGATTCAACTAATTCAGTATTAGTATCTTCTAATTCAGTTTCTAAATCAGAAACAGTTGTTTCTAACTCTTCAATTGTTTCAGTAGCTCCAGCAAGTGCTTCTTCTAGTGCAGTAACAATATCACTATTAGCTTCAGTTACAATTTCAAATGTAGCATTAAATTTCTCTTTTGCTAAATCAAATGCTGCTTCATATTTTTCTTCTAACTCTTCAGTTAAAGTTGCTTCTGCATCTTCCATATCACTTTCTGATACATTAACAAATGGCTTAGTTTCTAAATCTTCAATTGTTGACTCTAAATCTTCAATTTCTGTTTTAGCATCTGTTGCCACAACTTTAGCTTCTTCTAATTTTGTTTTGTAAGATTCTTCCAATGTTTTGTAAGTATCTTCAAATTTAGTTTTTGCCGCTTCAAAATTAGCTTTAGCCTCAGCCTCAACTTCTTCTCTTACTGCGTCTTTTGTTGCAGTAATAGCTTCAGTTAAAGATAATTCTAATTCTTCTTTTACTTCGTCAGTTAAAACATTATTTTCTAATAATGGTTTTAAGATTTCTGTCATCATAGTTAAACTCCTTATCAAGCTTTTTCTTTTATTTATTTTTATTTATTACAGAATTCAAAAAGTTTTGAATTTCTTGTTGTAAATATTTCTGAGCTGTTGCATCTTCTACAACAGCTTCACTCAATGTAATGATTTTTGGGTCATTATAAATTGTATCTAAAGATTCTTGTAAACTAGTTGGAAATGCATCTGGTGCACTTGGTGTAGCTACAATATCTACCGTAATTAGGTTGAATGACTCAACTAATGTAATATTATCTTGATGTTTAGTTGAACCAGAACCTCTAGAAGAAACACCAAGTTTGATACCTTCTTTAAGTAATGCTTTAACAATTTCACCTTTTGGAGTATCTAAAATTTTAGCTCTACCAATTACATCATTTCCTTCCCATTTGAAACTTTCAATCACATGAGATACATTATTCAAGTTAATAGTTAATGCTTCTGGGTGTTCTAATTCACCTAGAACAGTATAACCATTTGCCATTTTATTATTGATATTAGTTACAGCTTCAGTAAGTACAGATTTAGGATAAATTCTACCATTTCCATTCTTAGCTTCTGATTGCATAAAAACACCTTCTAAATACCAATTTTTACCATCAGTTTTAGATTCTTGTAAATTTGCTTGATTAGGATTTAATTCTTCTGTTAATAATATATCAGCCATAATTATTCTCCCTTCTCAATACAAAGTAATTCAATTAACTCTGTATCACTTTTTTTACAATTGGGATTTTCTTCTCTATAATTTTGAATATCTATATCACATTCACTCATTGCTGATTCAGTTAATTCATCTTTCATCTTTTGTTCTTCTTTATTTGGATTATTGTATTCACTACCAAATACATCCTCATTTGAAAGATACTTTTTTCCTGCCATATACTCTGCTAGTGAAGCTTTCAGTGCACCTCTTGCTCCATCAAAGTTATCGCCGGAAATAGCATCTACCATATCTCTTATGTTTGACA